CATTGTGTGACGACATTCTTCTAGAAACTGGGGAAAGGCTGCTTCTTGGTAGTCCTACGATTGTGTCGATTGATTACTCTGAAGTCAGGACGAGTTTCCTTGACTCTCCCTTCTACTGCACTCCAATCACTGTTGGTTGGTACATCTACTATTGATAAAGGAAACTAAATATGGCATTCTCTCAAGGTAGCCGCGCTGGCCTTTCTTATGTTGCAGAAACTGTATTTGGCACTACGCCCTCTACACCATCTCTGATCCAACTTCCCTACACCACCCACACTCTCAACCTCACTAAAGAGCGTGTGACTGGTAATGATATCCAACCTGACCGTATGCCCCGTACTGACCGTCATGGCAACCGTACTGCTGCTGGTGATATCACTGTTGACCTTCGTAAAGGTGACTATGATGCCCTCCTTGAAAGTGCCTTCTTTAATGCTTTCTCAACCAACGTCCTGAAGATTGGCACGACCCCTAAGTTCTTCTCCATTGAAGACGCAGCTACGGACATCACTCAGTTCCGTCTGTTCACGGGTATGTCGGTCTCTTCTCTTGCTGTGTCCATTCGTCCTAACCAAATGGTTACTGGCACGTTCAGCATGGTCGGTAAGAACATGGCTATCTCCGGTACGTCTGTTGATGCTGTCAAGACTGCCTCTTCGGGAAGTGCTCCCTTTGATGCTTACTCTGGTGCTCTATCTATTGGTGATGCTGGTGGCTCTCTTTCGGCTGCTGCTATCGTAACTGGTATTGACTTCACCATCAATAACGCACTTGCCCCTACTTTTGTTGTAGGCTCTGCGACCACGCCACAGCTTGAGTACGGTATGGCTACGATTGAAGGCACCATCACTGCTTACTTTGAAGACGCTGCACTGATCAACCGTTTCCTTAACGAAACTGAAACCGCTCTTCAGATTGTTGTTGATGATCCCACGGGTGCTTCCGACTACACATGGCTGTTCCCGCGTGTCAAGATTAACGGTGCTGATGTACCTGTTGATAACCCGACCTCGCGTATCATCACGATGCCTTTCGTTGCACTCTATGATGCCACGGAAGCCACGAACCTTAAGCTGACTCGCTCGGCCTAACGTAATCCCCTCTGGGGCTAGGGTGGTTGGCTTGTCGGGGGCTGACCACCTGACTTAACTTAATCCCGATAATCTTAATCAAAGGACCACCCGACATGGCCGACCTGTTCGCACTTATCCCTACTGACGACACTATCTCTATTGTTGTAAAACACCCCATCACTGATGAGCCTCTTGTCAAAGATGACGGTAAGGAGATGACCATTACTGTATACGCCCCTCACTCGGCACAATACAAATCTACCATTCACGAACAAACAAACAAGCGTATTCAGAAAGCATCTAAAGGTAAGAAAGTTACCTTCACTGCTGAAGAACTAGAGACTGCAACACTTGAACTCTTGGCTAAGACTACAAAGGACTGGAATATCCAGCTTAATGGTAAGTCACCTAAGTTCTCTGTTGCAGAGGCAATGGACTTGTACTCCAAGCTTTCTTGGTTGAAGCAACAAGTTTTGGAAGCACAAGAGGATTACTCCGCTTTTTTGAAAGTCTGATCCTTGATCTAGAGGAATACGCAGAGCAAGACTTTAAGCTCTCTATTCCTGACAAAGACGGTGTGACTGAACGGCAACACTTAGAAGAAGTTGAAAGGCAGTCTGGACGCACTCCATTAGCTCTACAAGGAACAGAGTTTCCTGAGTTACTGGGTTATGTCTGGGCTGCTTTTTTGTTGCTCAATCAAGGCCGTGGTCAAGGCTTCAATGGACCCTTACCCTTAAGTTTCCAAGACATGCTTGCTTGGCAACAATTAACGAACAATTACTTACTTCCTTGGGAGGTAAGCGCTATTAAAAGACTAGATGCAGTTTACTTGAGGGTTGTGAATAAACATGGCTGATATTAATATTACAGTTGACAGTTCTCAGGTAAAATCTGCACAACAAGAGCTTAAGGAACTGGCTAATCAAAGCTTAGCTGCTTCAAGGGCTACAAAACAACTATCTGGTCAAGGCAACCTAGATAAATATTTTGCAAGTGTTGACCGTCAGATTAGTCGGGTTAATAACAACATGTCTAACTATAACCGATTTACCTCTCAAGCTGCAAGTAACTCAGGTAAATTTGGTGTTGTAACTCAGCAAGCTGGCTATCAAGTTGGTGACTTTCTTGTTCAAGTTCAATCTGGTACTAACTGGATGGTTGCCTTTGGTCAACAAGCCACGCAGCTAGTTGGTGTGTTGCCAATGATGACTGGTGCCTTTGGTCTTAGCTCTGGTGCTCTTATTGCCCTTAGTGCTGGTCTAGGTATTGCTATTCCACTTATTACTGCTATTGGTGCTCTGTGGATGAGGTCTTCTGAACAAGTGGAAGAAGGTTCTAATAGACAGAAACAAGCTATTGAGTCTATCATTGAAGCAACAAGAAACTTGCGTTTAGAAAGACAAATGGAAGCTTCTGGTGCTCAAACCACTCAAGAGCAAGAAGTCTTTAATGCCATTAATGACCTCATGCAAAAGCGTGTAGAAATTCAAACAAAGATTAACGAACTGGCTGGTGTAAGTGGTAAAGCCGCTGGTTATGTCTTGCAACAGCAGGTACAGAAAGAGATTCTTCAGACAGAGATTGATAGTATTGATGCAAAAATTAAGGCTTTGTCTTACGAAAGGGAACTTGGGGTAGTCGCTAAGAATAGGGCCGCTGATGTTAGGGAAGCCTATCGTGCTGATAGAGATAGGGTTGCCGCCGGTGAAGCTATCTACGAAGGGCTTATCGCAGTTCAATCAGCGAATCAAAGCATAATCCGCTCAAACGCTCAAATCTCTGAGACTGTACAAACAGCTATTGGTCACTATGCTAATATGAGAACTGTAGCTGCTGGTGTTGCTAACGAGATGTCTAGGGCTGCTGCTGCAAGCTTTGCTATGGCACAACAGAAGTTAGCTGCTAGTGGCTTGACCTATAGTGGTCGTGGTGGAAACCCAGCTACAGTAAATCAACAAGGTGGTGCTTTTATTTATGAAGGGCCAGCGCTTGATGCCAGCAATACCCCAGTTGTCTCTGGCGGTGGCGGTGGCGGTGGAGAACCAACTGAGAGCGCTCTTGAGAAACTTCAGAAACAACTTGACCTTGAGAAAGAGCTTCTGAATACCACAGAAACCTATCAAAGGGTTCGCTCCGCTCTTGGTGAAGAGTTTGTAAACACAAACCCCAAGGTTATTGCTGGTCTGATGCAACAAGCTGAAGAGATTAAAGAACTCACTCGTCTTGAAGAAGAGCGTAAGTCCTTGATGGACAGTATTCAAGGTTCTTTTGAAACTGGCTTCATGGATATGATCAAAGGCACTAAAACCGTAGGTGAAGCTTTCAAAAGCATGGCTGCATCTATCATTGAAGAACTAGTTCAAGTTCTTGTGGTACAGAGGCTTGTTAGTGGTATCACTGGCGCTATCAGCGGGGCTTTTGGTACTGGTGGCTTCACTAATACACAAGCTGGTAGGTTGACTGGTGGTGGTCGAGCTTCTGGTGGCTCTGTTATGTCAGGTAACTCTTACCTCGTTGGTGAGAATGGCCCTGAGCTTGTTGTCCCTCGTCACTCTGGCACTGTGCTCAATGCTAATCAGTCTTCTGGTGCTATGGCGGATTCTGGTGGTATCACTGTTCAAAACAACATCAATGTAACTGGTGGCGATGCAGCTATGGTTCGTGCTGAAGTCGTTAGGATGCTTCCACAGATTACTAATGTCACAAAAGCCGCTGTAATTGAGGCCCGTCAACGTGGCGGTTCCTATAAAACAACCTTTGGATAGTTAAATGGCAATTTCGTACCCGATCAACATACCTACCACAATTGGAATTGAGAGCATTACCCTTCGTGCAGTTAACGCTGTGGCAATCTCTCAATCCCCTTTTTCCTTCAAGCAACAAGTTGTAGGATATAAGGGACAGAGGTGGGAAGCTAGTGTTACTATCCCTAGCCAAAGGCGAGAACTAGTGGCTGCGTGGAAAGCTTTCCTAATCTCTTTGAAAGGTCAAACTGGCACTTTCTTACTAGGAGACCCAGATTACCAACAACCAAGAGGGACCGTCTCGTCTTGCACCCTAACAGGGCTTGCAGGCACAGAGTCCCCTACTGTTGTTATGACGGGAAGTTTGCTGGCAGGGGATTATATCCAACTAGGTACAGGCGCTAATTCAAGGCTTCACACAGTTCTTGTGGATAAAACTGGTGATGGTACACTAGAGATTTGGCCTGCCCTAAGAGCAGACTACACTAGTATTACAGCCAACACAACTTATCCAAAGGGCGTTTTTAAACTCTCTTCTAATATTAGTTCTTGGTCTGTTGGTAACAATAGTGCGTATCAACTAACTTTTGAGTGTACGGAGGCTATCTGATGTCTACCAGATCATTACCCTCGGTAGTAGCCTCTGCTTTAAGTGCAGATGAAATCTTCCCTTTCTTTGCTGTTGAACTGTTGTTTGATGCCGCCCCTATGAGATTGTGGACAGGGTACACTACAACCACTCTTGGTGGTAATTCTTATACGGCCACAGGAGAGTTGCTGAACATCTCCATTATTGAAGAGACTACAGAAATCTCTGTAAGAGGTGCCAACATAACTCTGTCTGGTATCCCTAGTGCAAATATTTCGATTGTCCTTCAAACACCTTATCAAGGTAGGGTTTGTAACATCTACTTTGGTGTTAGCGTTAATGGTGTTAATAGCGACCTAGTACAAATCTTTTCTGGTTTTATGGACGAGATGAACATTAATGAAACACCAGAGACATCTTCCATCGAACTAAAAGTTGAGAATAAACTAATTGACTTGGAGAGAGCTAGGGTTAGTCGATACACCTCTGCTTATCAAAAATCTAAGTTTCCTACGGATAAAGGTCTTGACTTCGTAGAAAGTATTCAGGGTAAATCTACCCTGTGGGGAAGGTGAGTTTTGAAACCCGACATTGAAATAAAACAAACCTTCCTTTGTATGCACCAAGAAGAAGTGCAAGAACTTGCTGAAAAAGAGTGGCAAGAGTCTGGACACCTTGAACTACCCATGAACATAAACTGGAAAGTCCTCTTGGACATGGAAGAATCTGGCATAGCTAAATTCTATGCAGCTTTCAAAGATGGCCTTATCATAGGCTATGTTCTAGTCCTAGTAACTGAATCCCTTGTTATGATGGGGACTAAGCTTGGTCACATAGAGGCTATCTATGTTACAAAGGACAATCGAAAGAGTAGAGTGGCAAGAGACTTGATATCTTTTACTGAAAAGTGTCTTAAAGGTTTAGGGGTAGAGAGGGTTATAGCCAACTCCTCTGCCAAGAACCCAATAGATCGTTTTCTTGAAGCCTTGCACTACCAAAAACTAGAAACCAAGTACGATAAGGTTATATAATGGCTATTGGAACTCTTATTACACTAGGCTTAGGCGCACTTGGTATTACTATTGGTACTGGTATCGGGGGTGCCCTTCTAACTTTTGGTATTGGTCTCCTTTCTGCAACAGCCGCATCTGCTGTACTAAATGCACTAGCCCCAAAGCCTAAGCTTAATGCTGCAAACAGGGGCTATCAGGTTAACGCAACAGGCTCTGCTCTCGACCATCAAGTTATCTATGGTCAAGCTAGAGTTGGTGGTGTCATTATCTATGAAGAGAGTGTAGAGGGTCAGAGTAATGACCCAGAGATAGATAATCAATTTCTGCTAAGAGTCTACGCCCACGCAGGGCACCCCATTCAGGGTTACGAAGATGTCTACTTTGATGGCAGGAAAGTAACTGAGTGGCGTAGGGCAGACCAACCAAGTGTTGTTGTAGGTAAACCCTCTGACGTAGCCAATGGTGTCCCCCTTGTCCCCTATACCACTTGTGGTGTAGATATTAAGGGCAATGTTATTGGTAATGACGTAGAGCCTACCTCTTGTAACAACATATACGCTTTCTCGACTGATGGAAACAACACAAGAGCGAATAACGTCACCCTAAGATTTTATAATGGGACTCAAACAACGGCTGATGCGACCCTTGTGGCAGACTCTAATGGCAAGTGGACAACAGACCATGTGCTTAGAGATATCGCATATATGACCGCCACTATGGGATATGACCAAAAGGTCTTTCCTAATGGTGTTCCAGATATCACTTGTACTATTAAGGGTAAGAAAGTCTTTGACCCACGCAGTAGTCAAACTGTTTGGTCAGAGAACTCTGCACTTTGTATTCGTGATTACCTGACTAGTTCTTATGGTCTTGGGGAAACCTCATCCAACATAGACGATGTGTTGTTCTCTACTGCGGCTAATGTCTGTGACACTATAACTACAGTTGATTCAAAAAAGAGGTATACTTGTAACGGAGCCTTTATTACTTCTGCAACCCCCTTCAATATGCTGAATGACCTTCTGACTTCTATGGGCGGCATGTTGTGGTACTCTCAAGGTAAGTGGAGGATCAAACCTGCTTATTGGGTCACTCCAACTCTGACTTTGACAGAAGACGACCTTCGTAGTGATATTAGTGTCAAGTCAAGACACTCTCGTAGGGAAAACTTCAATACTGTTAAAGGGACTTTCCGTGGGCCAGAAAGTAGTTGGCAAGTTACAGATTATCCAGAGGTCAGCAATTCAGGTTTTATCTCAGAGGACAACGGTAAGGTCTCTGTTATTGATTTTGATTTGCCTTTCACTTCAAACTCAGCAGAGGCTAGGCGACTTGCCCTGATCCTGTTGGAAAGAAATAGACAACAGATCACCATCAGCGCCAGCTTTGGTCTTAGGGCCTTTAGTACTCAAGTTGGTGACATCATTAGCATCAGCTTGGAAAGGTTTGGTTGGGATCAGAAAACTTTTGAAGTTGCTGGTTGGAGCATGGTTCCACAAAACAATCTTGATATTCAGATTCAACTAACTTTGAGAGAAATCTCGGAGGAAGTTTTTAATGAGATTAATGATGGTGTACTCCTTAACCTAGACAATACCAATCTTGCTGATGCCTTTAGGGCTGCACCGATTACTAACTTGACTGCTGTACCTTCTGGGTTTGTCTCCACTGATGGGACTTTCTTTAATAGTTTCCTAGTGAGTTGGCAAGCAGATGGTAATCTATCTAGTAAGTATGAAGTTGAGTGGAAAGAACAAAGTGAGTCAACTTATCTTTCATCTGATGTCTCTTCAAAGCAGTTCCAGATTAGTCCTGTTAAGTACGGTGTAACTTACAACATTAGAGTTAGGTCTGTAAACCCATTTGGTATTGCTTCTCCTTGGGTAGGGATCACTGCTGTAGGTGGGGGAGATACTGTTGCCCCCAAGCCACCAACTAACGTCTTAGGTCTCGGCACAGTTAGGAGAGTTGCTCTCAACTGGATTGAACCTACTCAGGATGTTAATAACCAAACCCTGTTTGACTTAAGTGTCTACAAAGTCTACCGCAATGTGTTGAACAATGAGGCAGGAGCAACTTATGTTGGTTCTAGCAGAGGTAACTTTTATATTGACGAGGGTTTGCTGGACAACACTGCCTATTACTACTGGGTATCTGCTGTAGACTATTCTAATAACGAAAGTACAAAAGCAGCTTCTGGACCTATCCAAACAAACTTCATTAGTGCCTCTGATCTGGTGGCTGGTATCCGAGAAGATATTGGTGCAGCTAGGATTGATGTTGTAGGCACTTTACCTAGTGGTGTTGGATATCTTGCCGGTGATTTTGTATATCTAACCACTGACAGTAAGTTGTATGAATGGAATGGCTCTTCTTGGATTACTGTAGCAGCCGATGTTGGGCCGATACCTGACGGAAGTATTACTTCTCTTCAGTTGGGTCCTAACTCTGTTACTGCTGGTAAGATTGCAGCTAACGCTGTTACCTCTGGTACTATTGCAGCTAACTCCATCACTGCTGCTAAAATCGCAACTGATGCTGTCACTGCTGATAAAATCATTGCTAACGCTATTACTACTGGTAAAATCTCGGCTGGTGCAGTCTCTGCTGATAAAATTGCAGTTACAAGTCTTGCTGCCATCAATGCTTCACTGGGGGCTATCACTGCTGGTAGTATCAACACTGTTGTTAGTGGGGTTGGTCTAAGGGTCAATGAGGCGTCTTTCCCAAGGGCTGTCTACACACTACAGAACAGTCTCTCTGTTTACGGGTTGTATGCCAGTAATATTGCTGCTGGTGGTGGTGCTTTTGCTGCACAAAGTAATGGTGGTTTCTCTGGCGAGTTTATCAACACAAATAATGGCTCTGGTGCTTTTGGGGCTTATGTGGGCCTTAATGCTCAAACAACAGGGGCAGGCGGGGCTGGTCAGATTGGCGTAAGTTCTGTTGGTGGTAGTTATGGGTTTAGGGCTGTTCGTGGGGGTTACTATGACTCTAGCGGAGTAGGTTATAGACCTTTTACAGGCTCACATGATGCAATGATACTAAAGACCCAAACCTACGAATTGGGGGATATTGTTGTGGACTATGAAGTTCTGGTCAAAAAACTCTCTGATGTGTTTACAGAGGTTAGGGTTTCAGACCAACTGAATATGAAGTCTGTCATAGGGGTAGTCAGTGGTATTTCTCCTACGTGGAGTATCCCAGCTTCTTTTATTGACTTAGAAGCCACTGCACTGGCACAAGCTGAGCACGAACACAGTCTCTCTGAACCTGCTGCACCAACAGTAACTACACACTTTATCAGTGACTACGAAGATGACTATGATCTTATCTCTGTCAACGCTGTTGGTGAAGGCTGTGTCAATGTTTGTGGTCGGGGTGGAAACATCCAGAAAGGTGATCTCATTGTGACTTCGACCCTAGCTGGTAAAGGTCAAAAACAATCTGATGACATCATTAAGAGCTACACTGTAGGTAAGGCAAGAGAGGATTGCACCTTCTCTGATCCCGATGAAGTAAAGCAAATTGCTTGTTTCTACTTTTGTGGTTAACACAACTTGATTGTCTTGTCTGGGTCTCCCCAGATTGGGTTGAACCTGTTATCTAAGACTAATCGTAAAGGAGTACCCATAATGTCTGTCAAAAAGAAAGCAATGACTGGTGTCACAGTCGCTGTACTTGCCCTTTCCACGCCCTTTATCGCTAAGTGGGAAGGTGTTAGTCTTGTTGCATACAAGGACATTGTGGGTGTCCCTACGGTCTGCTACGGGGAAACCCGTGGTGTGACTATGAAGGATAGCTACACAAAGCAAGAGTGTCAAGATATGCTGATGCTGGCTGTAGAAGACTACTACAACAAACTGAAGCCATATATGACTAACCCTGATATCCCTATTGGTGTTCAGGCGTCTCTTCTTGAACTAGCCTATAATGTTGGTATTAGTGCTGCTGGTAAGTCCACCATGATGAAGCTCGCTAATCAAGGTAAATACGAGGAAGCTTGTCATCAACTTGATAAGTGGGTCAAAGCTGGTGGTGGTAAAGTAAAAGGTTTGGTTAACCGTAGGGCAGATAGCAAAGTCAACCTCTGCCTTGCTGGACTTAAGAAGTGAAACCCTTAGCTCTTATCCTGATACTCTTTCTATCTGCTTGTGGTGGTCCACTGAGCCTCTTGACAGGGGGTGGCCCTAATGTTGCAGCTAATGTTCAAGCTGGCAAAGAGAACACACAACAAGCTGTGGTAAGTCAAACTAAAACAGAAGCAGGTAGGGATGTGGTACAACAAACCTCTCCTGTGATAGCAGAACAAATCGAAGAAGTGAATATCCAACAAACCCCGATCTGGATGATCATCCTTCTTATCCTTGGGTGGCTCTTGCCATCCCCTAATGAAATTGCCAGATGGATCAGAGGGCTTTTTAAGAGATGGAATACTTAGAATATATAATCGCTTCAGGCATAGCTGCAATCTTCTCAGGAATTTCTTGGCTAATCCGTAGGGTCTTGACTAACGAGAAACAGATTGATCTTCTCCACAATGAGATTAAGGAGAGGGATATCCGTAGGCAAGAAGACCGAGAGATTATGAATGAAATAAAGACTGACCTTAAAGAAGTCAAGCGAGATGTGATCGAACTCTACAAGACACAACCTGACAAATAAAAAGACCCGCTAGAATCCTTGAGTGGACTCTAGCGGGTTTTCTTTTAGTTTAATACCTATAGCAGAACATGAACAAGGCGATGATGACTGCAACAATCATTAGGAAGTCCATCATGCTGGTTCTCCCCAAGCGATACACTTGAAGTGAGCAATCTCTTTAGGACTTCCTTCTTCTTTCTGTAGGGCGTAGTTACGGTCTAGGATAGCCACAGCCTCTTGGATACAATCCTGTTTGTTGTTGTAGACAACCTCTGATGTGGCAGAGTAACAGAAGGTGCTTGTGGTACTACAAACTAAAAAGATTAGTGTTAGCATTTTTCTCGGACTCCAATTTAGATATGAGAAGTTCAGCGTAGTGTATAACCTTCTTCAGGTCTTCGATGCCACCCTTCTGTTTGTAGCGACAAGTATACTTGATGATTGACCCCTCACAGAAACCTAGTTGATTAGCTAGGATAAACTCCACAGGCTGAATCTTAAGGGTCTTGTAGTGTGTCCCTGCGACTTGGTGGTCAAAAGGGTTATAAGCTATTTCTTCTTCTTTCATTAGATACCTTTCTTAGATTTAATCACATCAACTTCTCTTCTGTGAAAACCTTAATCCATTCTTTAACAAGGTCGCTACGAACAATATCATCCACTTCAAACTCTACTACAGGGATTGACATATTGTATTTTTTGATCAAGTGAAAGACTTTAGCAAGACCAGATTGTTCTTTGATGTCTCGTTGCCTTACATCACCATTGATAACTACCTTACAGTTTTTACCAATACGTGTTAAGAACATAAGCATCTCAGGTATGGTGGTGTTGGAGGCTTCATCAAGAATGATAAATGCGTTCTTGAAGCTACGACCACGCATAGTTGAAAGTGGAGCCACCTCAATGTTTCCATTCTTAACTGCCGTCTCTACTACACCTTTGCCAAGCTGGTCAACAAGAACTTCCAGAACAGGGGCAACCCAAGGCGTCATCTTTTCCTCTAGTGTTCCCGGAAAGTGACCGAGGTCTTTGCCAACAGATACGATTGGCCTAGTGATGACGATCTTATCAATCTGTTTTGTGGCATACATATTTGCTGCAAAGGTGGCTGCAATATAAGTCTTACCTGTCCCAGAGTAACCACAGACAACAACTTGGTCAGAGGTCCGTAGAGCATCCAGATAGAGCCGTTGATTTTCATTGAGGGGGACTAGGTTTACAGTCTTCGTTGCAGCCTCTTCTTCCGCACCCTTGAACTTAGTTGCACGCTTACCACGAGGCTTCTCAGGGATCATTGGACTTCTACCACAACAGCTTCCTTATCCATCTCAGTAAGCACATAACCCATCATAAACTCTAGGTCCTCAATCTTCTCGTTCTGTTTCCACCAGAGGTAGGCAATAACTGCAAGGCCAATAACCTGAATGATATCGAAGATCATAGTCTATTCTTTCTTTGTTGTAGAAGAAAGGAAGGCCCCGTAGGGCCAACCAGTTAAGTGATATCCACGACTTCGCACGATCCTACGCAAGCGAAAGTATTAGTTCCTTTAGACGTGTCCTCAGTCTCATAGTCACTAAGCTTAGACCAGTCAATACGAGAAGGCATCAGGGCAAGTGCATCATTGTACTCACGTTCACTGCACTCTTGATAAGGTGCCTGTTGATAGGTATGATCGCTGTGTGGCAAGAAGGAAACACCAGAGACTTCATCGAAGTACTTGAAGACCCAAGCACCTACTTCCATCCACTCATGGTCACGTACAGTCACAGTCACAGATGGCTTATGTTCGCACCAGTGTCGTTGATATGTAAGCCACATCTCAAGTTGTTCAAGGGCAGTCATGTCATTTCTGGTAACAGCACCCATAGGAGACTTCTGTGGGAAACTGAATACTGTAGTAGCATCAGGCTTCATTACGTCAGGCTCACTAGGGATACCCTGATCCTTCATAAACTGGGTCAGTGGGTCCTTATTGTCACCCCGAACAGTCCTAATGTAATAGGGAGAATGACGAGCGTGAATGCCAGAAGCACTGTCAACAAGTTGAGATACCGTGCCGGAAGGTTTGACACAAGTGATAGCAACAGATGGATTGATACCAAGTTTAGCAGCCCATTCAGCGTTAGTAGATACAGCAACATTCTTCAAGCGCTCCAATAGGGTTTCAAGGTTATACTGTTCTGTCAGCAATGGACTTTTACCATTAGTGAGTGCGTTGTCCATAATCCCAGTAAGGGATACGCCAAGCAACCGCTCTTCCTCAGTGTTGTCTTTCCATACCTTACGGAGATATGGGAAGTGTGTCAAGGTAGATTGGATAGTACCAAGGATGGCAGCAATACGAACCTTACGCTCAAGGTCTTCTAGTGTATCTGTGGCACGTACAACTACTTCCGACAAATTGCAAAATTGATAAGGACGAAGGATAATCTCTGAGCAGGGGTTAGTACCGAACTCATAGTTAGGATCACGACGACCACTCTTGATAGCCTGCTTCTTACTGGCTGGACGAGAGAAGATACCGCGCTCACCCGACTTGCTCTCTACCAGAGACAGCCACTCACGCATGAAGGTTTCCATGTCAGGCTTCTCTGTGTAAGCTACAGAGTTGTTAGCCAGAGCACGTTGACCGTTCTTCTCCCACCACTGACCACTCTTGGCATGACGCATACGGTCATCAGAGAGGTTAGACAGACTGATCATAGCTGATCGACGTACACCACCAACAACTACAACCTCACCGATCTTACACATCAGGTCGTGGCATTCGACAGAGTTGAGCTTACGCCCTTTAGCTGCAACAAAGGTGTTGATAGTAAAGTTGAAGAGTTCGATCAGAGGGGCAGGACCTGATGCACGACCACCAAAAGTCTTGAGCTTGGCACCAGAGGGACGAACCTTGTCAGTATTCCAGCTAGGGATTTCACCAGCATAGAGCAGACTGATAAGCTGACGCAGAGCCTTAGCCCAACCCTCTTTGCTGTCCTTAACGCCAATGACAGTATCGCTCTTGAACATCTGCTCAGGTACATCAGGAAGCTTGCTGATATACTGGCGCTCAACAGAGAACCCTACACCTGTACCACAAAGCAAGATGAACATAGCCTCGTCAAAGGACTTGGGGTCATCCACAGGCATGTAGGAACAGTTGTAGCCTGCTGTGTTGTCACGCTCAAGGGCTGGCCCTGCTGTCATCATGGTACGCATAGAGGGCATGACTTCAAGGCCAAAGATGGCGTCAGCAATCTCTGAAGCAACACCATTAATCTCTGGGTCAGACCGATCAAGTTTCTTATCAATAACATTGGCCATATAGCGACCAACGGTCTCGGCCCAAGTCTCTCGGCGATTCTCTGTGTCGAGCCAACGAGCATAGCGTGATGTGGCAATGAAAGCTTGGTAGTCAGTGGGAAGATGGTTGCTCATTTATTCTTTCTCTTATTCAACAATGATAGCTAGACGGTGTGCTTGTACCACAAGACGATTAGGTGTCAAGTCACATTTAGAAGTTAGTGGTGTTTGCTTGGACCACTCTACAAGAACTACAGGAACACTCTTATCCCTGATGCCCTCTAGTTTGGTAATTAGTTCTTCAACGGTCATGGACTTGCCTATACAGCTTGTTCAAAATCTCTACAGCCCCTTGGGCATCTTCAATGGTGAGTACCCAAAAGCAAACTGTGTCGTAGTA